TAAGGCGGAAAAGGTTAAGCCAGCTGCTCCAAGGTCTATACAACCACGTGATCCTGTGTATAACATAGGTGTGGGTGTATATATAAAGCACATTGAACACACTATCTACAGGGCTATAGCACGTGTGTTTGGTCAAAAGATGGTAGTTTCTAAAGGGTTTAATGTTGTTGATCTGGGTAACAACATTTCTGAGTTGTGGGACGAGGTGCATGACCCTTGTTTCGTCGGTTTTGATGCTAGTAGGTTTGACATGCATGTGTCAGTCGATGCATTGAAGTGGGAGCATTCCATTTATAACTGGTTGTATGATTATGACCCTGAGTTGGTTAGATTGCTTCGAATGCAACTTAAAAATGTTGGAATTGGATTTTGTGATGATGGGAAAATCAAATATTCTGTTGAGGGGCGTAGGATGTCGGGTGATATGAACACAGCGTTGGGAAACTGCTTACTAGCCTGTGGGATTGTGTATTGTTACATGGAAGGTTTGGGTATCAACTACAAGTTCATTAATAATGGTGATGATTGTGGTGTTATTGTGTCCAGATCTGATGTGGAGCATTTAAGCTCAATATCCGAACACTTTGCTGAGTTCGGTTTTCGATTGGAGGTAGAGGATCCAGTATTTGAATTAGAAAAGTTAGAATTCTGTCAAATGAACCCAGTTTTCGATGGTAGAAACTGGCGCATGATGCGTAAAGTGTTCCCTGCCTTGCAAAAAGATTCCATGTCCTTAATCCCGTTTAATGACATAAAGCTCTTGCGTAAATGGATCTACAGTGTTGGGGAGTGTGGGTTGGCTTTGTGTTCTGGTATGCCTGTCATGCAGGATTTTTATCAGATGTATTGTCGACTTGGTGTTCCCAGTAATATTGGTGAGGCCACTTATATGGAATGTGGTGCCCGTCAGTTGGCTCGAGGGCTGAGGGCTGAGTCCACCTTCATTACAGATGAAGCGCGGTTTTCATTCTATATAGCAAGTGGTTTGCCACCAATGTTTCAAATGGCTCTTGAGGGGTATTACTCGAGTATCCAAAATGTTCAGTATAATGAGCATGAGGATTATATACCCATCGAGCCACTTGATATATTGTAGATTTATTTGAGAGACGATATATCATGGCCAAAAAGAAAAGTATAAAGGTTGTGGTGCAACCGCAAAACAAGAATAAGAGTAAGAAATCAAAAGTGAAAACACAGGAGTTGACAAGATTGGGTAGCGCGTTGCGCGCCCTTGGTGGCTTGGGTGGTGGTGCTGTTGGTGGATTAATAGGTATGCCTGGGGCTGGAGCCAGTGTTGGTTCAGGTCTTGGGGCCGCTCTATCCAAATGGTTGGGTAGTGGTGATTACCAAGTATCCTCAAACAGCATGGTGTCATCGATGAAAGCCTCTGGCTCAATTCCTTTAATGCACAAGAATGACCAGTCTGTGGTTGTGAGACACAAAGAATTCATTGGTGAAATTAAGAGTTCAATAGGGTATACTGTACAGTATTCTCTTGAGTTGAACCCTGGAGTTTCGGAAACATTTCCTTGGTTGTCCAATATTGCACGAAACTATCAAGAGTATCGGTTTAAAGGAGTCATTTTCCATTATATACCTACCTCTGGTAGTGCTGTGGCAAGTACCAATAATGCATTGGGTAGTGTTATGATGCAAACTAGTTATAGAGCAACAGACACACCACCTGATTCAAAACGGGAATTGCTAAACGAATATTGGTCAACAGAGACTGCACCATTTGAAACTACATGTCATCCAATAGAGTGTAATCCTTCTGAAAATCCGTTTAACATTCAGTATGTTAGGCAGGTTGCTGTTCCTGAAGGTGACAACTTATTGATGTATGATTTGGGTGTGACTCACATAGCCACTTCTGGTCAACAAGTAGATAATGTTGTATTAGGTGATTTGTGGGTAACTTATGAGGTTGAATTGAAGAAACCAATATTGTTTTCCAACGTCACCACGTCGAGTGTCGTTGTTTATGGATTTGATACACCGGATAGTACAACAGTTAAAAGTGGTACTTATTTGGATACTACGACAATTGGTGTTCCATTTATTGGTTCCAAGTCTATGTGGCCCATTATAACTGGAGCTCGGCAGATTACTATACCAGCTTCATTTGAGGGGTATATTCAGATTAATTGTCGGTTGTATTCCAATACAAGTACTTACATTACTGCTGATGGTATATCTTGGTCCGGAGTTTCTACGACGTCTAGTAACTTAACCGCCTCACCAATTTTGGTAGGTGACACACGATGGGAAACTGTTTGTAGTATCGGTACAACAACTGTACGTTCAGTGTATTATCAATGTGGATTTGTTAAGATCAATGGTGGAAAACAGGAAATCGGAACCATTTCGATTCCGCTGTGTGTGTTTCTGTCTTCAGGTGATCCGTCATTACGATTTCAGATGCAGGTCATCATGATCTCTGATTCACTTGCTTAAGTGATTGTTTTGTGGGAATCAGTAGGAGTTGTCCTACAGCTCTTCGGAGAAGGTGTCAAAATTTACTTGAAGTATTACCGATAAGACATGCCTTCATGGGGGTTATCACCATGTTGTCGTTGCATATGTATATTAGAAAATTTAAAAATTTGGTTAAGGTGAGTCTAGAGGACGAAGTGGGCTGGTCACCCCCAGTAGTCACTAAACTTAATCATGCTATAAAAAGTTATGCATGTTTGTATACATTTCCTTCATGTTTCGATGTATTTTCTCCTGCCATTCAGCTCTGCTGTGTATCACCAACCTTAGGGTGGGCCATAAGGTGATACAGGCAAATCTTCCACAAAAATC